AGTACAGTTGGTAATAGAATTTTTGGAGTTAATTCTACCGGTCAAGTTGCTCCTACAGTAGCAAGTGCTGCCACAATTGCTCCAACAACCAGTATTGTATTCGTATCAGGCACAACTCAAATAAATACAATAACAGCACCGTCTACAATCGCAACAACAGGCGGTCAAATTACTTTAATACCAACAGGCTTGTGGACTACAGGTACAACTGGAAACATTGCTTTGGCAAGTACTGCGGTTGTGAGTAGAGCACTAATAATGACATACGATGCTGGGACTGCTAAATGGTATCCGTCTTATTAAAACTTTAGGAGATTAAAATGGGATTAGAAAAAACAAAAATCAACGATCAAGGTATTTCGGTTTCTTATTGGCGTATTGATTATGTCACAATAGGTCATAGAGAAAAGAGAGCAACCATGTGTTTATTGGGTTATATTGATAAGACAAAAAGAGATCAAGGATTAAATCCTATTCTATCAGAAGTCTATCACATTTGGTCAGACACTTACGATGCTACTTTTGGTCCAGATGCTTTAGATGCAATTGGAAATCCAATGCACGCTGCATACCAGTGGATAAAGGCAAACACAGAATTTTCTGACGCTGTAGACGCCTGATACAGCAATCCAAATATCGTGAAGAGTACAGAATCCCCTTGAAACACAGGGGATTCTCCTACATACTCTACCTAGCAAACAAGGAGTACATCTATGAAGCAACTGCCGTCTCTATATCAGCATTTCATTTTCATTTCGCGCTACAGCCGATGGTTGGATCCCCTGAAGCGCAGAGAAACGTGGGAAGAGACGGTGGACCGCTACTTCACGTTCTTTGACGGGCACTTTGCTGATCGCGGAGTGAAACTAAATAAGGGAACCCGTGAAGAACTGCGTCAAGCCGTTCTGAACCTTGAAGTCATGCCGTCCATGCGGTCACTGATGACTGCTGGTGATGCCCTTCGCAAGGACAACACCGCAGGCTACAACTGCTCGTATGTTGCGGTAAACAAGGTTCGTGCGTTTGACGAAATTCTGTACATTCTCATGTGTGGGACCGGAGTAGGATTCTCGGTGGAACGCCAGTATGTGGAAAAACTGCCTACAATTTCTGAACACTTTACCCAAAGCGATACAGTCATTGTGGTCAAGGACTCCAAAGAAGGCTGGGCAAAGTCGTACCGAGAACTGGTGTCCCTTCTTATTGGTGGACAAATCCCCAAGTGGGACGTGTCAAAGATTCGTCCTGCTGGTGCACGACTCAAGACTTTCGGTGGACGCGCAAGCGGACCTCGACCACTTGAAGAACTGTTCCAGTTCACAGTTAGCACCTTTAAGAAGGCTGCGGGACGCAAACTTACTTCCATCGAGTGTCACGATATCGTCTGCAAGATTGCTGAAATTGTCGTTGTCGGAGGAGTGCGTCGCTCGGCACTTATCTCTCTGTCAAACCTCACGGATGAACGGATGCGTGACGCTAAAACTGGTCAGTGGTGGATTGAGAATCCACAGAGAGCGTTAGCGAACAACTCTGTTGCGTTCAAGGAGAAGCCCGAGATCGGCACCTTCATGGAAGAGTGGGTGTCTCTGTACAAGTCCAAGAGCGGTGAGCGCGGCATCTTTAACCGACAGGCTGCACAAAAGACTGTTGCGAAACTGGGTGACCGCCGTGATCCCAACCACGAGTTCGGGACAAACCCGTGTTGTTTGGATGGTGATACCCTTGTGGAAACAAACAACGGGCAGATTCCAATTTCACAAATAGTAAAAGATCCAAATGGGTTTTTGGTGTTGTCATACAATCACGAAACCGATCAAGTAGAATATACCGAAATTATGTCGGGTGACATGACTCGTCCAAATGCTGAAATATTGGAAGTTCATTTGGAAACGGATGACGGCAACAAGTCAATTATTCGTCTTACGCCCGATCATCAGGTTTGGACTGAAAACCGGGGTTATGTTGATGCTGACCTGTTGACGGAAAATGACACAGTGTGCTTCTCTGAAAATTACACATATGGTGTAGGGATTTACACCAAAGGAGAAGCCCATGCTTTCGGAAAAAAAGGTAGTTGAAGTAAAGGGAAACTACTTCGACAACGTGGACAAGAGGTCGGAAAAAGCAAAAAGAATTTGCGAGTTAAATGGTGTCGTGTTAGATTTGATCCGAGACATAAAACCTTATTTGAAAGACGGAAGTTACTACCACAAGGAACTGAAAGAATGGAAAACAACAAGACAACAATTCGGGGAAAAGTCAAACTGATCCGTAAGATTTCTGAAAAAACAGACACCTACGACATACAGACACCACATCAAAACTTCTTTGCAAACGGCGTGTTGGTACACAATTCGGAAATCATTCTCCGCGACAAGGAGTTCTGCAACCTGTCCGAGGTTGTGGTTCGCGCAGACGACACTCCCGAGTCCCTGAAGCGCAAGGTGCGTTTGGCTGCAATTCTTGGTACTTGGCAGGCTTCACTCACGTACTTCCCGTACTTGAGCAGTGACTGGAAGCGTAACTGTGAAGAAGAAGCACTGCTTGGTGTTTCGCTCACAGGCATCCTAGACAACCCCATGATGCGTAAGCAGGGTGCTGAACTGGACGCACTGCTCCAGTCCCTCCGCACAGAAGCAGTGACCGTAAACGTGGAGTGGGTAAAGCGCATCGGCATTAATCCTGCTGCGGCTATTACGTGCATCAAGCCCAGTGGCACGGTGTCCCAGTTGACAGACGCGGCTAGCGGTATTCACGCTCGTCACTCGGAGTACTACATCCGCACCGTTCGCGCAGACCGCAAGGATCCTATTTGCCAGTTTATGATTGACAAGGGCATTCCTGCGGAGCCGTGTGTCATGCGCCCCGACCACACAATGGTGTTCTCGTTCCCGCAGAAGGCAGTGGGATCAGTGACTCGCAACGACATGACCGCGATTGAACACCTTGAGTTGTGGCTCACCTATCAGCGGCAATGGTGCGAACACAAGCCAAGCATCACCATCACGGTACGGGAAGACGAGTGGATGGAGGTGGGCGCGTGGGTGTACAAGAACTTTGATGAAGTCAGCGGCATCTCGTTCCTGCCCCACTCTGACCACACGTATCAGCAGGCTCCGTATCAGGACTGCACCGCAGAGCAATACGAGGCTGCACTGGCTAGACTGCCCCAGTCCATTGACTGGAGCGAGATGGTGTCTTACGAAAGCGAAGACAACACCAAGGGCACACAGACCTACGCTTGCAGCGGCGACAAGTGTGAGATCGTGGACTTGACTACATAAAGCAACCCCACAGTAGATCGCATCTACCGTCCGACAACCCCCAGCAATGGGGGTTGTTTCTTTAGAATAATTCGGGATTGGGTGTGGGCGGTGTACTAGATACTTGCATGAAGAGAGGAGTTGTCCATTCTCTTCTTACGGTCGCGGCACTCCTGCTTGCAGCCTGTGTCGGAACTGTTTCTACCGACACCTCCCCGCCGCCTGCTCACTCCAAACCAAGATATCTTGACGGATTCACGCTGATCCCCGACAGCGAGAACACTGGTGTGGGCAGGCTATTAACGCTAGACGGGAGGCTCGTGGGCAGTGGAGTGCTGGTAGGACCACAGGCAGTGCTCACAGCAGCCCACTGTGTGGACACCGGAAAGGTGTACTGGTTTGAAACCAACGGACAGCGATACTGTGTAGACTCTGTTCACACACACCCCAATCCAAGAGTAGACGCAGCATTTCTAATTCTATATGAGCCGTGCCCAGAGCCACCTGTGCCCCTGCCGTCACCCGATCACCGACTGTTCCGTGGTCAGTCCCTAACAGCCATTGGGCACGGCGGAGGATTCCGCAAGCGCAGCGACTACGGGGTGCTGTGGTACTACGGCACACTAGTAGAAGACCCCGCGAATCTTAAAATGCTGTGCTACAGAGGCACCATTTGGTTTGGTGACTCTGGCGGTGCGGTAATAGACAACAGCGGTGTTCTCGTTGGAATCGTGTCCTCCCTTGGGGTGAGAGGAGAGATCGTCTACGAGAACACCGCTGTTCACGTTACTCTTATTGTTGGGTGGATACAGAACACACTGGAGGAACACCAATGCGACTGAACCGAATTCAAAGAGTTTTAGTCGGAGCCGCCGCCTTCTGTGTGGGCGTGCTGTTCGCGCGCCTGGTGGGCTTCTAGGGTAGCCTTTAGCGCAGTAATCTCTGCACGAAGCCCGTCTTCGGTCTTCTTGGCTTCCTTTGCTGCAATTTCTAGTTTAGCCTGGAGCAGAACGGTTTCTGCGATAAGGTCATTCATCTTCTTCTGAAGAATAGGGATGAGCACGGTTTCGTTGTAGTTCTCTGACTGCACAGACGGATTAATAGGTGGAATCATATACGGTAATCTCCTTTCCAGTATTTAGACACAACTAAATAGGTGTAGACATGATTATCGCAGGTATTGATTATTCTCTTTGCGGACCAGCGATCTGCCTGTACAAACAGACAGACCCCAAGCGATTCTGCTACTCCGACTGCTCGTTCTTCTTTCTCACAGACAACAAGCGGCAGAGTGAGATCCGCACCACAAACATATTCGGAGAGCGGCTTACAGACTGGGACTCGTCGGAGCAGCGGTACGAAACCATTGCAGACTGGGCACTGGACATTGTGATGGGCTGCTCACAGATTGCGGTGGAAGGGTACGCCTACGCTGCAACAAGCAACAGGGTGTTTCAGGTAGCCGAAAACACGGGACTGCTAAAGTACAAACTGTACCAGTTGGGCGTTCCTGTTACGGTGATTCCCCCCACCGAAGTAAAGAAACACGCCACAGGCAAGGGCAACGCAGACAAGAACGCCATGTACACCGCGTTCGTGCACGAAACAGGGGACAACATAAAAGCACTCCTGACACCAAAGCGACAGGAGTGCGTGAGTCCGGTTTCAGATATCGTGGACTCGTATTTCATCTGCAAGCGGCTGTACAACACCTTGCAGGAAGACAGCCGTTGCGAGATTGAACCCGACGAGGGTTAACCAGTAGGTGGATCAGCAGGGGGAGGCGTGGGCTGCGGCTGTTCAGGCTCCGGCGCGGGGACAGCGGCAG